TAGTAAGCGAGAGCTGAAAGGTAGAAAGGAATCAGTCGAAAGATTGGTTCCTTTTTTTGTTTATATGAATCCTTAATATGTAAATGCGTATTCTTATATTTGTATTTAATCTAATTAAACAGGAGACAAACGTGGCGAATACAATAGAACAGGACCATACCAAACAGATCAATCGGGTTATTGATTATATAAACTCTAATTTGAACAGACAGATTTCAATAGAAGAACTTTCATCTCTTATTGATATTTCTACTTACCATTTTCATCGGATATTTACATCTTCTATGAGTGAACCGATCGGAAAGTATATCCTTCGGAGAAGATTGGAGCGTGCTGCTAATGTATTGCTGAGCGATCCTGTAGCTATCAAAGATGTAGCTTATGATTGGGGGTTTTCTTCCGCATCTTCTTTTTGTCGTAGTTTCAAGCGTCATTTCGGTGTATCGGCTGAAGAGTACCGTCGCAAAAATGGACAGCAGAATAGCAAGAAATGTCAATTCAAAAGCATAAACGAGCAACATACCTCACTTTATTCACGGTATTTTTGTCGTGATAAAACAATTAAAGTAAATGGTATGAATATGAATTGCACTTTTGAAATTAAACAGATGCCAGAGAGAATCGTTATTTATTGTCGCCATCAAGGAGCTTTGGATCAGATGCAGGAGGCTTTTGCTAATCTTATGAAATGGGCTTTACCTAGGGGATTTATCTCTCAACCGGATATGCGATTATTGTCTGTCTATCATGATGATCCCCGTGTAACTCCGGTCGATAAATTAACGGCTGATGCAGCTATGTTTGTATCTGAAGAGGTGAAACCGGAAGGTATGATCGGCTGTTATAGATTATCAGGTGGTTTATATGCGGTTGGACGTTTTGAATTATCGATGTCTGAGTTTCCCTCTGCCTGGAATGCGATGTTCGATCTGTTAGAAGAGAATGGTTGTAAATGTGGTTATGGATATCATTATGAGATTTATCAAAATAATCATGATGAGCATCCGGAAAAGAAGTTTATTGTGGATATTTGTATACCGGTTGAACCCGTGTAAACTGTATTTAATAGAAAAGCCCTATTCATTAGAGCTTGAAAGGGCTTTTCTAAATATGATTGATTTTATAAAGAATCACTTAATACATATCTTAACTGATCCATCATCAGGGATATTTCAGTATCTTCTATTCCGGCCACGATCAAATCCGGGATATCCTGATTGAACTCTTCCTGAAATTTATAGAAATCTCTGTTTTCTTTCTCTACAGCTTGCCTATAGAACTCTATGGCTCCTTTTATATTTTGTAATGCCCATTCCGTATGGCCTGCGTTTAGCAGATCCTGTGTATTAGGTTGATTGGATAGTATCTTTTTATAGTAGTTTCGTGCCTGGTCATATTTACCGGTCAGGAATGAACACCATGCTATTGGGCGCCATGCCTTATTGTTACCATCGAGGTAATCGACTTTATAGAAACATTTTAAGGCTTCACTGTAGTTCCTGAGTTCCAGATAACAATGTCCTATACTAATTGTAATTGACAAATTGTCGGGATTCAGTTTCTCGTATCTGCGATAATACTTTAATGCTTCTTCCGGTTCTTTCAGCGAACGGTAACAGCCTGCTATGCGGCGGATAACCCATTTGCTTCCCGGATTTAAAAGATCCGCCCGCAGATAAGCATCCAAAGCTCCCTGTAAATCGTCATTCATCTGTTTACAGTAACCTATTTTCTGGAAAAGAATATCACTGTCCTGATTTGTTTCGGCAAGCTGGTTGAATATGGTCAGCGCATCACTGAAGTAATTTTTACGCAGATAAAATTCAGCAATGCTGCTTAGACTTTCTTCATCAGAAATATAAGGACGCAGAATGCTCAAATTATGGAAGTCAAGCGGCATAGTAAAAATGTCGTTGAAATCCAGATGTCCCGGATATATTTTAAAGAAGCGGTATAAATCTTGTATATATTGTCCTGTGATAGCTTCCAGTTTTCCCCGTTTGCTGATCAATTCTTCCTTATTCTGTTGGATCATCTCTGTAGCCTGGCTATCGAATTGATTCATCATCATTTTCTTGGCCTCTTCTGGTAATTGCATCATACTGAAGTATAACGAATATTTATCGGAATTGCACATAAATGCAGCAAGCGTCATGGAGTCCAACATCAGCTTTTCGCCGTTGTTCTGATTGAAACGATCACCGAATGATGAATGTTCGGTTGTGAACGGCAATAGCCAGTTACTCAATTCGCGGAAAAAGGGGAAACTTTTCAAATGAACGAATGTAGAATGCATCACATCGGCCCCTTCCTGTTGTAATTCGCTGAATTCTTCCATTTTTTTGCCTAAAGAGCTGTCTGCAAATATATTTTCCCATTCCGGATTCATTTCTTCTCCCAACTGTTCCGGAGTAATATCCTTCAGATTGATTTTATTGCTGATCTTCGGACTTAATTTCATCATCTCAGGGATAATCTCATTTTGTAATTTCCGGGTGATCTTCTCTGTTTCACGAGCCAGGATAAAACGTAATGTGATAGTCCGTATCGCTTTAGTGAAGCCCGGAGTCTCGGAAAGAGCATCCAGCCTATTCGTTATTTGCGGATAAAGAGCTGTTCTTTTTCTGTAAACATATAACGTCAGCAGGATTGAAATCAATGCACGCACTTTTATCTCTTCATTTTCATGATTGGCTGCATCAAACAATAGCATTAGTTTTTCCGGATCGAAAGCAGCTTGTAGTCCTAGCATCAGTGCTGAAACAATCTGGCAACCGGCGGTGAACGGCAGTTCGTTATCGAAAAGTATATTTTTGATTACTGCAGCCTCTTCAATAGTAAAAGGATCGGACACCCATATCTTATTGAACAGGACGATCAGCATAGCGTCGTATTCAGCTCTGTTGCCTGTAGCATAATGCTTGCTTAACTGAAGGTGCAGATTCTCAAACGTCACATTCGGCTGAACCTGCAAACTTCTGCGTCGGCTATAGAAAGCCAGTGGCGACTCGATCGCCAACGCCTTGTTTCTTATACGGTCCGCCAGTTCGTATGAAGACGTCTGTATCCTGTTGTATATCTGTTCCTGCATCGGGTCTTTTGCCCCTTCGATGCGGTAGCGTAACATATATTTATATGTGTCCTGCAGCTCATTCAACTTATCCTGAAACGATATTTCACGACTTCCGGATATGAGCGACTGGATAGAATCAAAGGCATTCTTTAATTCTTTACTGTCCAATGAACCGATTATGCGGTTATATGCTTTATTTATTTCTTGTAGTGTCATATAATATTAACAACAAATGGTATGCCAAAAGTATAGTTTTTGACCTAAAATTCCTATCTTTGCACACCTAAAATAAATTAGCACATGAAGAATATCCGCAATTTCAGAACCTTAAATGCTCCTTTTAAAATTTCGCTGTAAAAAATATATTTTTAAAGCATTAGTAATCAGTGATATATGTGCTTATTTAACTGTCGATTTTGACATTTGTTATGACGAAATAATCTAGTTGGGAACGAGAAAAACGAACATTTATACTACATTTGTGTACTATATTTTTTACAAATCTTTTACAACACACGATTATGCCAACTTTTAAATCGCTAATTCTTCCACATCAGAAAAAAGATGATGGAACATACAATGTAAAAATCCGTGTTACGCAAAACGGGAAGTCGAAATATATACGTACACAGCAGTATGTTTCTGCTACTGATATTTCTAAACGAAAGGAGAATGGGAAGGAAAAGATCAAGATCAAAAACCAAGCAGTAGTTGATCTAATGGATGAAATGATTATAGGATTTAAAAAGAAGCTGGCAACTGCAGGTCCTTCTGCAGAATATTGGAGTGCTGACCGGATCGTCAAATACTTAACTTCAGATGTAGACAATTTCCGTCTTGACTTTATCGCTTATGGCCGGAAGATAGCTGATGATATAGAAAAAGAAGGTAGACTGGGAACTGCAAAGCAGTATAGAATTGCCATAAATGCCCTTGTTCGCTTTATTAAGAAAGATACACTAGATATAGGGGAGATCACTGCATCGTTCATGAGATCGTTTGAGAATCACCTTAAAACAGAGCCTTCCTATAAAGGCCGGTGTACAGGAGTAGCGGTGGCAACCGACAAACCGAAAGGTAAGCGGGCTGTATCTTTGTATCCTTCACATATAAGGACAATTCATAACTTGGCGAAATTGGAATATAACGATGAAGATCTAGGGATAGTCCGAATCCCATTGTCACCATTTACAAAATATAAAGTACCTCCGATACCAAAAACTAAGCATCGAACGATTACTATTGAGCAAATGCAGCAAATAATTGATTTACCTTATAAAAAACACGTAAGGGGTGGAGGGGATCCTGTTTTTAACTTAGCAAAAGATGTTTTTATTTTATCCTTCGCATTACTTGGCATGAATAGTGCAGATTTCTATGACGCTTCTGTCATAAGCGGTAATATTGTCACATATCAGCGAGTTAAGACACGAACTCGTCGTGATGACATGGCAGAAATGAAGGTAAGGATCGAGCCGGAGCTGAAAAAGTTGTTTGATAAATATGCTGATCCGACAGGAGAGAAAGTTTTCAACTTTCATAACCGGTATAAGAATGCTGATATTTTTAACAAAATGCTGAATGATGGTTTGAAGGAGATCGGGAAAATTATTAAGGTGGATGGTTTGCAATTTTATCATGCGCGGCACACAATGGCCACGCTTGCAAACAATAAAGCTGGCGTTGATATGTACCGGGTGGACGAGATGCTTAATCACTCGGATTCTACTATGAAACTAGCAAGGGTTTATATTGAACGGGATTATACTGTTCTATGGGACGCTTACAGGAGGGTTCTTGATTTGTTTAATTGGGATAGCCTGAAATGAAAAAGCCGGGATTTATCCCGGCCTTAGTTCTTTTGAGTTTCAAATAAGTTTCAAATCGGGGGGGAGGGGTAACAATGAAAAGCATTACTTATTATAAGCCTTACCAATCCTTTTGCCAACAACAGCTCCTTGCTGAAATTGGCAATTTTTTGAGTCAACAATTAGTACTCCTTTTAATCCTTCTACGCCCTCTCTTTTTGCCTCTTCAAGGAACTGGGATGCAAGTATATCATAACCAGAACCGGAATCAGCGTCAATGGCAACAACTAAATATCCATTATCCGTAACAGCGGCTTTTTCGCAGGTAAGTCCTGTGATAGTGTTGATATATCTATCTGCGCCTGTTACTTCTGTTTTACCACTTCCGCATGAGAAGGTTATTATAGCTATCATTAAAAATAATATTTTTTTCATGTCATTTATAATTTAGCTTGTTCTTTAATTCATTGAATATAATTATGTGGTAAGGTATTTCTCAATAATAGATAGAATTCTTCTAGATTCTTCAGTGCAATATCTTACCCATAAATGCAGAAACGCACTTTTTACTACTGTTTCAGATGTAAAACCAATACTTTTTCCAATTTGTGAGAACAATAAATGATGATCACGGCATGTTAGTCCGACCTCTTTAATCTTTTGCTCAACAAAGTTGCTATCTTCAAATCTTTTTTGTAGTAATAAACTTAACTCACCTATTTTTGTATCGGATGGATTTTTTATAAGTTCTACAACATTATCATATATGTATTTTTCTGGGCTCATTCCAGGCAATCTGTATATATGATCTTCTTCGGATTCATTTTGTTGAGAATCTCCATCGATAATACATATGGATTTGAACTTCATTGCAGGATCCTGATTATGATATTTATTAATGGTTACTGCTGTACCATCTCCTGCCATTGCATGAATCTCTATTTCATTTTCTATAATATCATGGTTATAAGAAATAATAGTTTCAACCCACATTTTAGCAAATTCGTCTTCAACAAAAATAGCCAAACGAGCTTCTATTTGTCCTGTGATTGTTCTAAGAGATTTAACATCTAATTTGCCTTGAAATAGAGTATTATTGATAGCTGCCCATATAGCTTTAGGCGGAAGTGGTAATAATGCATCATTGCTATGAGTTGTAAATATGACTTGTGATTTCTTTCTTTTAGAGAAATCTATAAGATATTCTACCATTCTTTGAGTAGCAATAGGATGAAGTCCGTTTTCTATTTCTTCTATTAATACAAGAGAATTGTCATCTAATGATTCAATTTTCATAATCATTCTGATAACACTTGACTCTCCAGCGCCAAAATGAAACTCGGAGAATGAGATATTATTATCTGTTTCTCCTTGTAATAAAGTAATTCGTCCTTCATTATCAACTTTGATTTGAGAATACCCAGAAAGGTTTTTCCCTAAAACCTTTGATGCTGCCGAAACAACTAACTCATTGATTTTTTCAACTTGAGATGAATTGAATTTGAAAACAGAAGATGCACATTTTCTTAGTTCGCTTCTTTCTGTGACAGGAACTGTTCTTGAAACACCAAAGACAGAAACTGCTCTATTCATATTGTCACGATACCATTTATAACTTTTGAATTTAGCTGTCCGTTGTATAGGATCTCTTGGGTTAATATCTCGGTCAATCAATTCATATAATATTCTCCAATTTTGCATGCTATTATCTAAAGAACCACTTTTAGAGAAAAAACGGCTTGGTTTTTCTGATATATATGCACATGCAGCAGCACCAAGAACTGTCGTTTTTCCTCCACCATTTGGTCCGATTAATGCTGTTACAGGAAAATCAAATTTAATCACTTGATCTTCAAAACCTCTGATTGGATTTAATCTGAGTTTTAATAGATACTTTTTATAGTTTCTTCTTTCAACTTTTTCTAGAAGTTCATTGATTTCGCTATCTCTAATTTCGCTTTGATATTCCATTTATATCTTAATTTTAATGTTAATTTATTTTTTTTGTTTTATCATTCCGTCCGCTCGAAGACTTTTCGGCGGAAGTGCTCTGCAGAAGCTCTCTTGGATAGGCATAAGCTCCAGGTGTATTGATTGAATTTCATCGTGGCTTTCTTGTGCTTTCAGTATGAATACAGAAGCCGGTCATAAATACACAGGCTAATGTCGCAACGCTAAATATAAAGCCTAAGAAATTCCAATCATTGATAAATAATTTGTGTGATATAATACCTCCTATAACGCTGAGCACAAGAAACAGGATTATGACCCCAATATAAGATTCCTGCCCTTTAGCCATTCTTTTGTTCATCTCTCTTTCTTTTTCGAATTTGCGTTTTTCACTCGCATAATCTCCTGCCTTAAATTTGTGACCACATTTCAAGCAAGTAACTACCACGCTTCCGCTTCCAATAGTTCCTGCTAGTAGTCCGATACCGCCAGTTAATACAGCTCCTGCAACAGCCTGTCCTCCGCTAAATCCTTTTTTGTTAGATGTAAGCTGAGTTGAATTACATTTTGGGCATTTCATAATATCGTCATTTTTGGGGAGAGATACTTGATCTGCGACTATTGGTTTGTTTTGTGATTGGTTGGGACAACCACAATTTGGGCAGCTTGCCGCTTTGTCGCTGATTTCTTTTCCGCATTCGGGGCAATTTATTAGTGCCATAGTATTTGTTTAAGTTTATATTAATTACTAGTTTATGGAAAGAATCATAGCCTTGCGCTTCTTTCCACTATTTTAATGACGTTATAAAGTTCGGCTACTTCATCAAGACAGATCTTGTAGTCGTGGAATAGTGGATTCAATGGATGACATGTAATTATGCCGTTCTCCACATCGTGATCAATGATTTTTTTTATTGTTACTCCATCTGTTTTGTGTACAATAACGAAATACCAATCATTGTAATGCAATTTGGATCTCCACAGTTCGCGTTTAACCTCTCTTCCGAGAACTTTATCACCGTCACAGATCGCACGACGGCTATCGTCGTCCATGCTATCTCCTTCAGCTTCAAAAATCATGTATTTGCCCAGGTAAGTTTTGTCTACGATGACCGGCATCGTAGGTAGTTTACTAATGTATTCTTTATCGCCATATCCTGACAGGTAACCACATTTTGCATGAACATGCACAATAGGGACTTCCATGTAGGATATATTCTCAACAGCGTGTGCGTTGGGTATAAATTCTTTTTCTAGAACTTCTATGAATGGTTCGCCTTTTTCATATAAAATCCATTCTATATTCCAGTTAGGGAAGCTTTTTTGAATTTTCTCTATTGTAGGTTTTCTAAAAGACTCACCTATTTTATCAAGGTATCCATTTCCTAAACCTGATACAGTATAAAATTGATTTGGGTTAAGACCTTCTTTTTCAATAAGATAAAACATTCTTTCTCTTAGTGTCATATAGATGTTCTAGTTTTTAAATATAGAAAATCTAGCATAATAACATTTGTTAACTAGAAATACTATGCTAGATATAGAACTTCTAGTATATTTGCATCATCAAACAATCAAACATTGAATGACACAACAAAGAAAGTCATTTTAAACCTGATTGGCAATAGTATGAACGCATTAAAATTCACGGTTATGGCACGATTTTATGAAACAGCACTTGCAGAACTCGAAAGATCAAAGATAGAACTTGCAGAGATTGAAGCAATGACAGAAGAAAAGGCTTGCTATATATATAATGTAGACAGCAAGTCTGATATCGTGAAAATCCTCTCTGAAGATATAGAATCTCTCGAAAGAGAAGTAGAAAATCTCACCCCTGAGATTTACGAACCAGAATACGATTACTAACATATAAACACACACGATTATGAAAACGAATTTCAGACACAAGGTATTTTGTATGGCTTACGAGTTAATGACAGCAACAGGTAAAGCATTTGCTGTATGTCTTTCTCGCGCTTGGGCTTTATACAGGCTGACAAAACAGATGCACAAGGGTATAGTAACATTTGCCTATGAGAAATCAGATGGTTCACTTCGCAAGGCAAAAGGTACTCTCAAAGACGTTCAGAACCTTATCAAAGGGACTGGATCAGAAAACTTCAAGACAGTTCGCTACTTCGATGTAGATGCGAATGGATTCAGATCATTCAAAGTAGAAAACTTTATAACTGCCTATTAAGGCCGGGTGTGCCGGCGTAGAGAATATCCGGCACACTCACTCTGTTAGTTCTTTCACTTACTTACACCTTAGTACCCGCAGAAATGGGGTTGAAACGAAAGGATATAATCTAACTTATTAATGAAGGTAATAAGGTTGGTAGCATTGGGTATTATATCGTGTCCGTGATATTCGGTTGACTTGTCCCGGATCGTTAACGGTCTATCGAATGCTACTTTATTATATAGCCCGGCATAATGCGTGATGCTGCCGATCGGATCGGTTGCCGGGTACGAATATTATAAATTAAAGTGTATGAAAACAAAAATCGAAGTAGATCAAATATCAAGAAATCCATTTAATTGGTTAATCTCATTTTCAGTAGAAGGAATAACACTGGAAAATGAAGCCTTGAAGAAGCTCCCTGACATTATTGAAAAATATGTCAGGGATTTATATGAAGCTCAAAATAAAGCTAAAGAATGATGTCGTTGACGTAGTGAACCACATACTCTAATCCTTTTCGTATGTCTTCACTGTCAGGCTTATGATTGAATTCTAGAGTTTGATCGTAATACAGATTAAGACGTTTATAGATGGGAATATTGGGGTCGTAAGCATATATTAAATGTATCATGTCATTACAAATATCATCTAATTCTTTGAATATACTTCTGTTACCCCATTCCTCATTTCTAGGGTCTTTTTTCAAAGAATCAAATTTGTCTAATAAATCTTTAGCTCTAGCTAAGAATAAGGAATCTCTATCATTCATACTTCTTAATTTTTATGTTTTGCACCGTAAAGTTAAGAAAACCCTTTGAAAAAGCGCGATGCTGTGGATCGAATCCGCCAAAGGGTACAAATAAAACTAAAGCTTATGGAAATAGATATTTATCAATTGCTAGAAATAATTCGTGTTACAGCCAGAGAGACGGTAAGCGAATATATTGTATCTAATGATCCTACCTCTGACGAAGTTTCAGAATCACAAGCAATAAAGCTGAAGTTCGGTAGAAAATGGCTCGCTCACCAGTGCGCGATCGGTGCTCTGACCTGGAGACGAGCCGGAACCAACAGTCGAAGTCAAAAGATTTATTCACTCAAACGGCTGAAAGAACTGAAAGCTTTGGACGAAATCAAAAAGATGCAAAGTGACAACAAAACATTAAAGGATATCTTAAAACGGTTGGCTTATGAAAAAGATAATTGATTCGATACAATTCGTGTCACCGATCCAGGCTGTAATCTGTATCATCATGGCTTTGTTCTCTGTGATATGCTTTATCGGCATCTTCTATAATCCCTTTCACATTCTATTCTTTATAGGATCAATTACAGTGTGTAAGGTTTGCTATACTAATTGGTAACTAACAACTAAGAATATGGATTTAAATGATCAAGCCCAAGTAGTTCTGACGAAATGTGGAGCGGATATTATTAATAAGGAAAGTAGGAGTATGAATGAAACTTATTCTCGTGCAGGTATAACATGGAAAGATGACTATAAAGAAGGGGATGTTTATAAAGGTTCTCTTTGGAAAATATTAGGTCGCTTCACGACATGTTATCAAGTGGGACATGAGGCTCCGTTTACTCAGTTGGAAAAATTAAAATATTAAAGATATGGAAACAAAAGGCATTGAAGAAATGACAAAAGACGAGCTGATTGAATTGGTGTCGTCTCTTAATAAAGAACTTGAAGGTACAAAAAAAGACCTTGAACTTTATAAAGATTGGAAAAATCGAGAAGAAGCAGCCAAAGTGTTAGCTGAAAAGAAAATGTTGGCTATTAAGGCTTTTCTTGAAGTTGTTTAATTCGTTTTGTGTTTAGCGTGAAAAAACAGCCGGGTGAAAGTCCCGGCAATTGCTCTCTTAACTCAGTTGGTTAGAGTAGATCACTCATAATGATAAGGTCGCTGGTTCAAGTCCGGCAGGGAGCACCTCTAATTTAAAATACAGTAATCTTATGAGAAAAAGCGAAGAACGATTGAAGATAGAAGCTCTTAAACCTGGCAAAAAGGTAGAGTTTCCGGCTAGTCAATATGTGAAAATTTGCCGAGTGGTGACAACCGCCAATACAACAGCAAGGGCAAAAGGGTATGTAAAGCCTGAGGATCTTATGTATAGTATTGACGGAAAGGCAAAGAGGGGTAAGGTACTAGTTGTAAGAAACCTGTAATTCTCTCAACACACACGATTATCATGAAAAGGGTACTTACGGAACTAACCAAGGAGTGCGAGCTTACCGTTCAAATGTACATATCCGGATTGGAAAAAGATGAGATAGCAAATCTGAAATGCCGGGCGTTCAGCACGATTAACAACCAGCTACAAACGGCATATAAGATTATGAAAGTGAAAAATGGGAGGGAGCTATGTCGAAAGTTCTATGAGCGGTTATCTGGGGTGGAATTTACTTTTGATTTCTCACCTGTAATGCAACAGGCCGTTGCCTGTTGTCTTCTTCTTATTTTGGTTTTAGATAGTCACTTTGAAATGCGTCGGCAAAGAATCTGTACGAAATCAAATGTAAATGTAGAAATTATTGCCCGATCCCGAACTAGGGTGAGAGGGCGAGATATACCATTAGTTGTATGACAGTATTAACAATTAAATAACACGATTATGAGTCTTATTAAAAAATCAAACGAATTAGTAATCCCTACCACTGTAAAAATGATGATTTACGGTCAAGCTGGCATGGGAAAAAGTACAGTAGCTTTGAGTGCTCCGAAACCTTTGTTGTTGGACTTCGACAATGGCGTTAAGCGTATGAACATGGCACACTTGGATAACATAGATACCGTACAGGTTACTGCATGGAATGATATACAACAAATCCTTTCTCAAGAGGATTTGTCCGCTTATCAGACCATTGTAGTCGATACTATCGGTAAGATGATGGATTTTATCATTACTTATAAATGCGGTAGTCGGCAACCATCTATCAGAGATTGGAGCGGTATCAATGCTGAGTTTTCTTGGATGACAAGAACTCTTTCAAGTCTGAACAAGCATATTATTTTTGTTGCTCACCGTGATACTAGAAAAGAGGGTGACGATACGGTATTCATTCCTGCATTACGTGAGAAATCGTACAACTCAATTGTAACAGAACTTGATTTGCTCGGCTATCTCGAAATGAAAAGTGAAAGAGGCGTGCAAAGACGTACTATCACCTTTGACCCGACTTCAAGAAATGACGGCAAGAATACATGTAATCTCCCTTCTGTCATGGAAGTGCCGACTATTCTTGATAAAAATGGTAATCCGACTGCTAAGAATGACTTTATTACTTCTCAGATTATCAACTCTTATTTAGGAATGCTAGCGGCAAAGAAGGCTGCGCAGGAAAAATATGATAAGGTAATAGCAGAAATCAAAGAGCAGATCGAGTTTATAACAGATGCTATATCTGCAAATGATTTTGCCTCCCGAATCAACGAATTTGAGCACGTAGGCAGTTCTTTGATGATGGCGCGTAATATGTTTGCCAACAAAGTTAAATCACTTGGGTTAGTCTATGATAAAACAACAAAGACTTATGGTGATGCAGCAGCCTAAGTATAAATTTTACGCCACTATTCTCGATTCCTTTTGGGGGTATCTGAATAGTGGTGTGATTTGGGAAAAGTATTGGGGATGGAGTGAAAATCCTCCCTATACCCCCGAAGAATTTCATGAACGGCAGTTTCAAGAACTGATTGACCGCATCAATCGTAAGCCGTTTGATAGTGAAGCAGCCGACAAAGGAACAGTCTTTAATGAATTGGTGGATGCCTTGATCGAGAATCGTAAGCCCAACGATATTGAAGTAGAACGGGTAACTGGTAACAACCATAGCTTATGGTATCGTGCGATTTACAAGAATCGAACATTTGTTTTCCCTGTATCATTATGTACCGAGTTTTCAGACTATTTCAAAGGTGCCCTTACTCAGCAAAGAGTAGAGGCTATTTTGCCAACTTGTTTTGGTGATGTTTTGGTATATGGCTTGATTGATGAACTGATGCCTACCAGTGTTCATGATATCAAAACAACCGGTAGTTATACCGTGGGAAAGTTCAAAGATCACCACCAGCATTTAGTATATCCATATGCCTTGATGCAGAACGGATCAGATGTACGAACATTTGAATATGATATTGTAGAGTTCAACAAAGGCGGTTATGTGGTAGATACCTATACAGAAACCTATGTTTTTAACCCAGAACGTGATATACCGATTCTTATTAATCATTGTGAGGAATTTATTCGGTTCTTGGAAGAAAACAGATACTTGATAATTGATAAAAAGATTTTTGGGAATGACTGAAGGAGTTTATTATGATGGAAAAGATAATGAAGTTATTGTAATCAATGGCTTTGAGTATTCACGAGAAGAGTTTGATACCATTGTTGATATATGTGGAGATTGTAATATATGATCTATGACCTCAAAAATGAATACCAAATACCCAAGTTTAAAGAGTATGTAAACAAATTGTTCAAAGAGCGTGCGGTCGTGGAAGTAAGAAAGAAGCTTCCTAATCGTACGCTTGCCCAAAACTCTTATTTGCATCTTCTTTTAGGGTATTTCGGTAGTGAGTACGGTTGCAGCCTCGATGAAGCCAAAATTGATTTTTATAAAAGGACTTGCAACCGTGATTTGTTTGAGAGAAAGACGATCAACAAGAAAGGAAAGGAAGTAACCTACTTGCGTAGTTCTGCCGAACTAACAACGGGTGAAATGACCCTGAGTATTGACCGTTTCCGCAATTGGAGTGCATCAGTAGCAGGAATTTATCTGCCGGCTGCAAATGAACATCAAATGCTTATATATGCACAGCAAGAAATACAACGTAATCAAGAATTTATATGACAGCATACATAAACACTGTGGCCGAAGCTCATGCAGAAGAAAACAGAGCTTCGGCCTTACTTCTTTCTGTAAAGAGTACAGAGAAGAAAATGAGAAAAGAAGGTCGGTTGGTTACTCTTTCGATTGGCAATACAGTGATCGAGACAACCAACCCGGAAAAATATAAATCACTTATACTTTAGAATATGACACGAAAAGAGAACATTGAACAAATGCAAGAACAAATCTCTGTAAAGAAACAGGAGATTATCGATCTGCAAAAACAGATCAGTGAGGAATTGATTGCAGACTTTTATGAGAAGCATAGTCTTAAACAAGGCCAGCATTTTTCTTTTGAAGGTAAAGAGTGCGTCGGAGTAGAAAAAGCTGTCGGTTCGTACCTTTTAAAAGTTATCCCTCTCACCGCTAAGGGTGAAGTCTCAAAGAAGGGACTGATTATTTATAGTGAGAAATCGATTAAACCGTTATAATATGGTTGAAACTAAAAACAACGAAATAAGGTATTTCACATCTGATCCGAAAAAGATGCTCAATAAATATCTTGCTCAACGAGTCCTAAAAACATGGACGGAGGATTTTATTGATGAAGATACCAGCGAAGTAGTATCTATTGAACGTAATGAATTGCTATTTCAAAGAGGCACTTTGATAGATCAGGATGTTCTTGCTCAAATACGGTTTTGTTATGAGGCAGGTGATATTACAAAAGATATAGAGGTTAGTAATCAAAAGCGATTGGCTGTTGAATTGGCAAATGACTACTTACAGCCTTATATTGCTCAGGCCACTATTGATAGCAAAAAGTGTAAATTCCTGTTCTATGCAACCAGTGTAGATTCTGCACTTCTTCTTTTAAAAGATTATATTGAACTGAACTTTACGGCAGGCTTTATTATTAACATGGTCAAAGAGTTTGATTCCTGTGTAATCCTTACTGACACATTAAAAGAAAAGAAGATAGATACTTTGCCTTTGGATTTTCCTGATAATGATCCTGATGATAAGCTGGACCTTGATGAAGAGGAAGAACCAAAGAATGATGATCGGAAATTCTACCAGATAGAGACTAAGATCATGTTTGGAGAAGATGAACGTTCTGCAATATTTGTCGTTCATACTTACAATGTAGACCGGGCTATGATGCTTATTACTTCTTATCTCAAAAAGAAGCAGGATGAACATGAGCAAGAAGCTAAAGAAAAGGGAAATCCGTTTGAAAAGAAAGAGATTCATACAATGATTGAGGTTGCAAAGCCTATATCGGTAGGACGGTTTATTCCTCGTGAATTTTCAATGGCTTATTCAGGTAAATAGGTTTATCCCGGTGTGCCTTGATCGGCTATCCGGGAACAATTACTGTCGTGAGACGGAAAGTTTATGTGTAATAATCGCGAATAGCCGGGTGAAAATCCCGGCACACGGGCGGTCAGTAATCTGGGATGAAACATTACAGAGTGCGCACGATGTAAAGAGATCGGTTCGATACCGGTACCGTCCACAAACCCTTTAGTGAGAAACCTTCTATAAAAGTATTGAAAGTAGAGCGAAGATAGCGCAGGTGTTTTTCCGCGCGGCATCGGTTAGCCGTTGACTCTATCTGAAAGGTGATGCGAAATCGATACAGGAGGTATGATATGGAAGTGAGCAGCACTTTTAACTGCATGATTGATTTTGTATGTGCCCCGGGGAATACGCCTCGGGGTTTTCTTTGAAACTAAATTATATCACCATGAATATAGAATCTTTGAATAGCTGGTCAGAGGCTTTATTAATAGTCGCGGCCATTCTCGGTATTATGGCTCTTATCTGGATCGGCCTGTGCTTAATAAATCAAAAACGACACAGGCGATGGTAATGGACTTTGGGTGGGAACCGGACTATGAACCGGATGATTTTGATAACTATAATTTTGACTGACCATGTATTACATAAAACGAACTAAGGCTAAGAAGAAAGACAAGCCTTTACCCTTGTTCGATAAAGCAGGGGTAACAGTAAAGAAGAAGCCAGATTTGAAAGCGAAACTCGACAAGGAATTTTCCCTTTTCATCCGGCTTCGTGATAGTATGCCAAATGGATATTTCCGTTGTATCAGTTGCGGACAGATAAAGCCATTTGAACAAGCAGATAACGGGCATTACATAAACCGGCAACACATGAGCACACGGTTTGACGAAATGAACTGTAATGCTCAATGCAGGCACTGCAATCGCTTCATGGAAGGTAATATTCAAAATTACCGAAAAGGATTGATTGCCAAGTATGGCGAGCAGAAAGTTATTCTACTCGAAGCAAAGCAAGGTGTTAGCCGAAAGATTACTGATTTTGAATACGAGTTGCTAATTAAGTATTACAAGGCACTCAATAAGAAACTTAGAAAGGAGAAAGGAGTCTAATATGGTTGTAAATTACGATAAGTATCCAATTCTTAAATATTTAAATAGCGATGAAGCTCCATGCAAATACAATTTCCCTGCTAATTTGGAGTGCGATAACTTCAGAAAAAACAAGCTTCTCCCTTTTTATGTTGCATTATTTAAAAATTGGAAATCCACTTCAAGAGAAGTGAGAAAGAATGTAACAATACTTTCAGATACTTATTTTGAGGCAATGAAAAGATCCTATAAATCTTTTGATAGAATTGACCTAAGTGATTTCTTCAGAGAAAAAGGCCCGTTTAAAGGGTGCATTATATTTAGAAGTAGTAAAGGTATTAATATTGCAATTGTTTATGAAGTATATGATGTAGATAAAGTTAATATTTGGGGGCTACACGGTTGCGATACACTTTATTTCTATATAAAACAAGATGGGACTAAGTTAGATTATTTTCATACATCTGACAAAGGAGTTAGAAGCGAAGAATTACCTGAACTTCAATTGATTTATAATTACATAGCAGTACTTAAATGTTTTTTGCTTATGGAAAAATATGCAAAAATAGAAATTAAAGATATTGCAGGAAAATCTAAGATAAAAGGAGATAAAAAGAACGATAAAATAATCAATCAGACAGATTACAATGTGAAAATTAGAGACTGCACCTGGTTCACTACAATCTGTCGAAATGAAGGATTTAATGTTAGAGGTCATTTCCGTTTACAGCCAAAGAAGGTTAACGGAGAGTGGATTAAGGAGCTTATTTATATTAATGAATTTGAGAAACATGGATATCACAGAACTGCAAAAATAGAAAAAGATTATGTTCAAACTACGTGACTACCAACAAAAATCTTCTGATGCCGCCGTCTCTTTCTTCAATGATAAGAAGAAGAAACACAACTCGATACTTGTTTTACCGACCGGTTCGGGTAAATCCTTGATAATAGCGGATATAGCCAGCCGATTAGATGGACATACCTTGGTGTTCCAACCTAGCAAAGAGATCCTCGAACAGAACTTCAAAAAGCTATGCTCATATGGTATTCTGGACTGCTCGATCTATTCGGCTTCCTTTGGACGAAAGGAAATATCTCGGATCACATTCGCTACAATTGGCAGTGTGATAAATCATCCGGATCTGTTTTCTCATTTTCAGAATATCGTTATCGACGAGTGTCATTTGGTAAATCCTAAAGAAGGAATGTATAAGACTTTCTTAGAACTTCTCAAATGTAAAGTTTTAGGCTTAACGGCTACACCTTATCGGTTAAGTACATCACAGGGGTTCGGATCTATGCTAAAGTTTCTCACACGTACCAGACCGGCGATATTTAAAGAAGTTATTTATCATGTACAAGTATCGACTCTTTTAGATATGGGATATCTGGCAAAGTTAAACTACTACCCAATGAATCCGGCAGGATGGGATGAACTCAATTTGAAGATTAACACTACCGGTGCCGACTATACGGATAAATCAGTACAAAAAGAGTATGAACGGATCGACTTCTATGGTTATATCGTTCACATTGTTCAACGGCTGCTTAATCCTAAACAAGGCGGTAAACGGAAAGGTATTCTTGTATTTACCCGTTTTTTGAAAGAAGCAGAACAATTAACCTGGTCGATACCCGGGTGTGCAATTGTTTCCGGTGAGACACCGAAGAAGGAGCGCGAGCAGATATTAAATGCTTTTAAGTCTGGCCAGATACCAGTTGTCGCCAATGTCGGAGTTTTAACTACCGGTTTCGATTATCCTGAACTTGATACGGTGGTCATGGCACGACCTACGATGTCACTAGCACAGTGGTACCAGATAGTAGGTCGAGCTATTCGTCCGCATCCGGATAAAGAATGTGGCTGGATCGTGGATTTATGTGGTAATATCAAAAGGTTTGGAGAAGTGAAAGACTTGAAACTTGTAGATCCGACAGGACGCGGTTTATGGCAAGTAACTTCTAATGGTAGGCAATTAACTAACGTATATTTCTGATATGGACATACTGAGCATTATTGGTCGTCTTCAGGAAAAGAGGCGATCTGAAAAGATAACTCCGGATCATATACCGGAAGTGGAATTGATGAATACGATCCATGCCGAGGCTAGGAAAGAACTCAATGAACTCTTTTCTGCTGGCAAGATTGGAATTACTAAGACGCTAAATTCAAAGGCCATTTATATAAAAGAGTGATATGGAAAAAGGATTCATTATGCTCTCTCGTAAATTGTTTTCCCACAGAATATGGAAAGCATCCCGGACGTTTTCGGAGTGTGAAGCGTGGATAGACTTAATACAGTCGGCACGATTTGAGGCAACCGTAACAATAGAACGTATCGGAGGTAGGGATATAACATACGGAAGAGGACAATATCCGGCATCCATTAGTTTTCTTTCCAAACGATGGGGATGGCTTTCAGAAAAGAAAGTTCGTAATTTCTTGGATATGCTAAAAAAAGAGGGCATGATAACTACTGACGCAAAACAGGGAATGAATATTATAACTCTATGCAAATATGATGATTATAATACTCCTGATAAAGACTGGGGCAAGCCAGAGGACAATTGTGAGGGCATAGATATCATAAAGAAAATAAGCGACTTAGAGTATGCTTTGGGCAAGCTGACGGCAAGCATAGGGGCAACAGTAGGGCAAGGTGAGGGCAACAATAATAAGAAAGAAGAAGAATATAATAACTCTTTATCTAAAGAAACCTCTACTAACGTAGAGGCAAAGAAAGCCGAACAAGCGAAAAAGCTTGCCGCGGCTAAAGCCGCTACACTCAAACGAAGAAATGAGTTTGGTCAATCTCTTATCCCGTATATGGAACGATATGGCAAAGATATGATCCGCGCTTTCTATGACTGGTGGTCTGAACTGAATAAGTCAGAAACAAAGATGAGATTTGAAACTGAAAAGACTTGGGAGCTCGCTAGACGGCTTGCAACCTGGGCTAATCGAGAAAAAATACCTAAAGAACCCAAAAAATCAAACTTCACCAATCATGACAACAGCAAAGAGTACACAGACTTTTGATGAAATATTCCATGAAATGAAAGTTCATGGAATGAAATTACCTTCGGATAAGGTCTATTTGAATGTTCCTGATTCACGTAGTCTGCTTTTTTCTGCTATTAGATACTTTGTATCTCTGGAAAAGAAAAGTGCTGTATGGCTTCCTGAATACGAAAAAGTAGCGAATTGGTTGAGTGACAATGGTGGTCGGGGACTTTTTCTTTATGGAACTTGTGGACGTGGAAAGTCTATTCTCTGCCGGTACGCTTTGCCTGCTATCTTGTTAAAATACGCTGGTAAAGTCGTCTCTGTTTTTGATATACAGGATATGAATCAAGATATAGACTTCGTTCTATCGAAACATATCATCAGCCTGGACGATATCGGTACCGAGGAAGTAAGCATCAAATATGGCGAACGCCGAATGGCTTTTGCCGAAGTGATGGATGCAGCCGAAAAACATAGCAAACTGGTGATCGTGTCGACTAACCTCAATGAAAGAGAGCTGAAGGATCGATACGGGGATCGGGTACTTGATAGAATAAAGGCAACAACAACCCGAGTTAAGTTCGTGGGGGATAGTCTTAGAAAGTAAAACAAACAAATAATCGGAATTTCCGATTTATCTGAGTGGCTGTTCGGGATTTCCGAACAATTCAAATTATCGAAAAAGGTCTGAAACTAAAATAGCGATCTTCCTTATTTTAGTTTTTACCCCAAAAGTAAAATAACAATACTAAAAAGTTATGAGTGATATAGATATTTCAACCCCGAATACAGCTTTCAAGAATATGCAAGACGGTTCAATACTACTGTTTCAAAAAAACTTAGACGGTACATTTTCACCGCTGGCATTGAATCGCAGCTTGGCGGAAATAGTTCAGCAGATATTAGTCAAATTCAGCGAAGAAACGCCTCTTGCAGTTGTTAGAGAAGTAAAATTAAAGCAATTATAAAAAATAACGAATGTCATGGATAAAACGAAATGCATCACTTTCGATCCGTCAGCGCAGGAAGCATTGCCGGATCACATCAAAGCTAAAATGGAGACTGTCAAAGCAGTTGATCATGCTCAACTTGATAAGGAGTCGTATCTAAGACACATTATCAGAAACGGGGATAAAACCTATTTTGTGAAGTTCTATGACAACGATAAAAAGTTACTTGTTCATGCCGATAACTTCATTAAAGCGGGTATTTTGGCAATGGCGTATATCATCCTGAAAAACGGAGTGGGATTCGGCATTGAATACGTAGAAGATTTATCAGGTATGAAAGTACCGGTTGATATTAAAAGCTAAATTAAAAAAATATGAAGTATATCGTACTAATGTGCTTACTGGCTTTACTGGCCGGATGCACCTCTCAGAGAGAATCAATTTCAAGTAAGCCGAACCGGTTTACAGAACAGTTTCAACAAGCAGATTCCGCTTTTAACAAACAATACGAATTAAAATGATCAGAGCAAGATTTTTTGTAAATAAGAAAGAGTGCAAAAATGATTATCGTCCATTGAGATGGCCTATTCAATATCCCTATTGGTGCACTGGTGAGAATGACAGCTATTTTGTTTTAGTAGCCTATATCAATAGCATTGAAGATTTGAATGGTCTATGGCCAGAAGCATCCAATATAGAGTGTGAAGAAGTAGATAAAATCGTCTTTTCGGATAGGTTTCCGAAGCCCGATTGGTACAAAACTAAAAAATAACGAATCATGAAAATAAAATTATGGTATGCCGTTGACAAAGACGGTTGTGGTTGGTATTTTAAAACAAAACCGCATAGATTAAGAAATGAATGGCACGAAGATATTGAAGGACAAGCAGTAATGTATGAATCAAGGAACACTTTATTTCCGAAAATTAACTGGCAAGATGAGCCTGTCGAAGTAGAACTAACAATTAAAAAAAGATGAATAAATACAATATAGGGGATAAAGTCCGCATCAAATCCATCGAATGGTATAATCAAAAGAAAGAAGAGCACGGCTTGATTATTAATGATGCTGAAGAAAGTAATGTGTTTTGTTCTGGTATGTCACTGTATTGTGGACGAGAACTTACAGTAAAGGCTATAGATCCGGATGGGAGATATTCTCTAACAGATAATGACGGAAATGGTGACCTATACACGTGGTCCTGGGAAGAATGGATGTTTGAAGAATAATTAAAAAATGTTGAATTATGCTGGAAATATTACAATTTATATTTCAAGACTTCTGGCATTGGCTTGGAACTTTCTTGTTGATTATGGCCGCAGGAGTTCCCTTTCATGGCATGTTTGTCAAGAATACAGAGATTAATAATTACGATAAGAAATAAAAAATAATGAACATTATGGACGATAAATTATACCCGATCTGCGAACTAACAGCCAAGCAGAAAAAGGCTTTCAACAAGCTGAAAAAAGCATATAAGGAATGTGAAAAGGCTGGAATTTACTTTGCAAATAACTATGGTCAACTGATGGCTTTCGATAAGAATTTAGTGGCTGGATATGGAGATCCTCTTTCCCCGCCGAATGGTGTATACAAAGTAAAACTCATCTATGGTGCTCCGGCAGAATCTATGAAAATAGCCAACGAATGGTCTGATGATACCCATGTACTGGGACTAACTAAAAGGGGTATGAGACTGTATTTACAGGAAGAATAATAATTCAACATTAACAAGAACTGAGTCTAATGGACAAAGTACAACAATCAATAGACTTTCTCCGGAAGCTTGAAACGGACGATCCGTATTGTCTTGGCTTCTCAGGTGGTAAGGATAGTGTCGTAATCCTGGATCTGGCCGAGCGTGCCGGTGTCCGTTTCACAGCTACCTATGCAAACACGACTGTTGATCCGCCGGGGACAATCTCTTTCATCAAGAATAATTATCCGCAAGTGGTTATTCGGCATCCGGAGAAATCATTTTTCCAGCTTGTGAGCGAAAAAGGCTTCCCGTCTCGAATGCGTCGGTTCTGCTGTGAGAAACTGAAAGAGCAGTACGGTATTGGTAAGCGGACGATCGAAGGCACTCGGGCAGAAGAAAGTTCAAAGCGGGCATTGTATGAGCCGGAGCAGTGCGACAGTAGGAAATGGATGAAGGGCGCAAAGCACATTTTACCGGTTCTATCCTGGACAGAAAGTTATACTTGGCAGTATATCCGTAAACGTGGACTACCTTATTCAAAATATTACGATCCACCTTATTGTTTGTCTCGTCATGGCTGTGTAGGTTGTCCTCTTGCTGGAGCACATCAAATGCAAACTGAGTACAAACTATTTCCCGGCTATGCCCGGCAGATGATCCGGTCGATCGAGAAATATATGGAAAGCAAACCGAACAACGCGATTGCGCGAAACTTTGCTGATCCTTACGAGGCATTTTATTTCTATTTGAATGAGATGTCGATGCAGGATATAAGGAGATTAAAGAAAGGTCTGTTTGGATTCAACGCCAGGCAAATCATTGAAAAAGAAATATTTCAACATTAAAAATAATTGAGTCATGAGTGAACAAAATAAACAATGTCCCGAATTTCCCTTTTTCGGTGCATCTTACCCAGATGCTCGTTGTATCAATGGATATTTATGGGATTTGGATAAATGTAACGAAAACGGAGAACTATATGGGCAGGGTGATATTCCTTGTCCGTTCTGCAAAACTGAGGAATTTATTGAGTATGGCCCGTTTTCAAAGGAAGATGAATTCTATGAAGGCATTGAGGATGAAGAAAAAGCAAAAGAGAAATCCCGTGATTGGTATTTGAATTGGATTAACTCTATGCGAGAACAATATTAAAAAGAGAGAAGGAAGAGTTCTCCCTTCCTTCTCAATACGGCGTATGCCTTCTTAAGTTTTTGATAAACTTTATCATAATTCAAAATTAT